GCTGAAAAAGCCAGTTAACATTTTTTCGCACAACAAACTGAATAATAAAGATAAAAACCGCAAAAATGCCCGGGCAGCCAGTTAACATGTTAACTGGCCTGAAACAGGAATTTTTTCTCTGCATGAGACGGGGGGCGGTGTCCGGGGCGATCGTTTTTTTCGCCGGATGATCCCCCCCCCGGGTCGGGTTACAGTCCGATGATGTCGTCCGCTCTGCCATGACCTCTGGACACCTCCGGCAGCATCGGGTCCGGCATACCACTCACCGCTTCACGAGCAGACTTTTGTCGATGGCATTCGGTACAGAGCGTCCAGAGATTCGTCTCCTCATTACCACCACCGAACTGAAGTGCAATTCGGTGATCGAGTTCACTGTCACAGAGGTCAACCACACGACCACAGAGACGGCACTGCCCGGCATCCCTGAGCCAGATATGACGCTTGAGGGAAACACGTGCACTGCCACTGACACGACGCTGTTCACCCTTCAGAATATTCACCCGTCGGGTATTCAGTGTTTTGATTCTGCTCTGGAGTGTACGAAGCTCAGCCATGTAAAATCCCCGTCATATGGCAATCAGTAAAGGAAATAAATATGTCATCGAAAAACCGGACCCGCAGAACCACAACCCGCAATATCCGTTTCCCCAATCACATGATTGAACAGATCAATATCGCCCTTGAACATAAAGGTTCCGGTAACTTTTCAGCGTGGGTTATTGAAGCCTGCAGGAGAAGGCTGGCAACAGATGCAACGCATCTGCGTCCGGCCAGCATGACAAATAACGAGAAATGAACGTTCGGTTACAGGAGCAGGCACCCACTGTCCTCCAACAATATTTCATCTTCATACCCGGCGGAACAAGACTTACCCAGCCGGAATGTACAGAATAACAACAGAGTGATAATTAATTTCTGATGAAATAATCAGGGTGCAGAAGGACTAAAGATAAACGTTTTCTTCACGCCTTTACGCGGCCTGTCCTTCTCAAATCGCCATTTTGCCATCGCCTTTACAACCTGCTCATCAAACAGATGGTGCGGCTCTGAACGGATAAACTCAATTCGGGTGACAGTACCATCAGCACCAATATCAAACTTCACATCAACCCGTCCCTTTATATAATTTGCCGCTGCATAGGCCGGATATTGTGGTAATGCCTTAACCAACTGTCGGGGCATATCTGTTTTATGTTGCGTACAGCCCATAACCAGAGAAGACAACAAAATAATTAACGGAAGATTTCTTTTCATTTTCATTCCCGGCACAGATAAGAATAAGTCTTATTCTAACAATGCCACCCTGTCGGTCATCAATCCTCTGCTTGATGGCAACGACAATTATCCGACTTAAATCACAAATCAGACACATAACAGGGCTTGCGAGGTAACACATCGTCCGGCTTCTTCCACCATCGCACCGGACAGGCGACTATGAGGGGCAACGCCGCGCTCCGTTAACGCGGTAAACCCCGGTGTGTATCGTTTTTGATTATCCCCGCACACTCGCGAAGAGGAGTCTCCCGGTCGGGCTGCGGTCTCTGTTAATGCGGGAATACGGCGACAATACCGCGCATGGATAATAAGGTCGCTCAACACACTGGCTGTAATGCAGCGGATACCATGCGGCATTTAGCGGCATTCATCGTACACTCCACGGTTAGCTCTTCATTCGTGGCATTCACCTGAAAGGTCCGGGAGTGTAATTGCGTACATTTACCACTGAACGAACCTTCAACAAGAACACGACCACGCTGCAAAATACGGAACAGAATTGTTCCCTGAAAAGGCTTTACGGTTACCAGTAATTTCTTCATATATCCTCCGGATAATAAAAAGCCAGCTTAGTGCACTGAGTGCGGATATATTCCTGCGCCCCTTCCAGCTGCTTCTGCATTGTCATCAACCGTTCTCTGAGGATGAAATAATCCCGTTCAGCGGTGTCTGCCAGTCGGGGGCCGGTTGCATTATCCACGCCGGAGGTGGTGGGGGCTTCACGCACGGAGCCTGGACAGGTGGCGTTGATCCGCAGGCGCTTACGACCAGCGGCAACGTCAGCGCGAAGAGTTTCATTTTCAGCTCTCGCATCGGCTAATTCCCTCGAGTATTTTGCATCGAGCGCAGCAACATCGCGCTGGCGCACCTGCATATCAGTAATGGTTGCGTTCGCCAGCTTCAGTTCACTGGCTTTGTTATCGCGCTGCGCTTTGTAGGTAATCGCGTTATCACGGTAATGGTCTGTTGCCATCCACAGCGCACCACAGGCCACCAGCAGAATAACGATAAACGCGGAAAGCATTCGGTTTATGTTCACCCCAGCAGCCCCGACGAAGACAACATCATCCAGGCCATGGAAAGAAAAAGAGCAACCAGCATTAGTGAAAATGAAATGCCGACAATTACACAGAGGATCTTCGCCAGCGTTATGAGTTTGTCTGACATGCTTAATCCTCCCTTCACGATTTCAACGCAATGACCAGTTTTGCCAGCCCATACAGCATCGGGGACACAGCAACACCGACCGCCACCCACTTAATGGCAAAAGCCAGTGCTCTGCTGATGTCATCAGTTACAGGCGCTTTCAGTTCAAGGCCGTTTTTCATGGTCAACCTCAACAGAATTCGTTTATACTTCGCCATGTTCTCCCTTGCCTTACTCAAGGTCAGAAACACAAAACCCCGCTTGGTGCCAACAAACGGGGTTTTTACTTTTATTCACTTACGTTTCGCCAGTTCGCAGGATTTCGTGTTATCCGCCCGCGTGGCCACGCCTTATTTTTCAGCAAAATATTCTGCTTATCTGTCAATTCCCCAGCACGCCAGCGCACTCTCCTGGTCGCGACGGGATACCTGACCGTAACAGTTGTTTGAGCGAATACGGCAGTCTCTGCCACCGTCCTTAATCCACCAGCGAATCGCTTCGCAGGCACCTTTTCGATCACCTGCATTAATTCGTTTATAAAACGTCGACGGGAAACACTTACCGGGACCAATGTTGTACGGACAGAATGACGCGATCCCCGCTTTCTGGGGTTCGGTCAGCGGCACCCGGATGTTTTTCTCCACCCATGCCAGCGCCTTATCACGTTCAATGGCGTTAACCTGGTCGCATTTTTCCTTCGACAACTTCATGCCCGGGACGACAGGTTTACTATCCACCAGAATGGCACCGCGACAGATGGTCCAGATACCCGCGCCATCACGGTATGCCGTGGTGTGGTTACCTTCCTTTTCATCCAGAAACTGGTCGAGGATTTCAGGCGCAGGCGCACCTGCGGCAATCAGCGCCAGAACGGCAGCCGACAGGCCGTATTTGATTTTGGTGTTCATGGATATTTATCAGGGTTTATCGATTTCAAATCCCTGGATATGTTAAGTCTTCAGGCCAGCGGTGGAGTCTTCAGAGAACCAGTAATTATTCCCGGTAGTTTTCCTCTGTAGGTTATCAACACATCCTGCGCCTCTAAAATGACGGGGCGCTTTTCCGGCAACGGACCATCCCCTTCACATAACCCGGCAGCAACATCCATGAAAAACTGCTTCGCCTGCTTTTTCGCCTCAGCTTCGTAAAACTCCAGCGTGGCACCTTCAGTACGGTCAAGACTAATCGCCACATCTGGCAACAACAGTGACGGATACCCACCAATTTCCAGTGCCACAGTAACAGTAATCTTATCCGGGTAATTATTTATCCCTTTAACAACCAGTTCGTATTTTTTCTTCATCGCTTTACTCCCCCCGCGCCGCCTTACGACGGTCCTCTCTGATTTTGAAATACAGGTTAGTCAGATACGTCAGCAGGCCAAACAGCAGACTCCCCAGCACACCTATCGCCACCCACTGGGACGGAGAGACTTTGTCCAGCAGCTGCAGTAACCAGTATCCCGTCCCCACCGCTGACGTGGTGTATGACACACCCGTTGTGATTTTTTCCATCTGATGTATGTCTCCGTCACCGCCGACAGAAAATGAAAGTAAAGGAAAACAAAAAGCCGCCAGTGTCGCCCACTGACGGCCAACGCCGGGAGCCGTGATTATGGCATTCAGGCTCTGCTAAAAATGCCAGATAACATTCCGGCTCCCCCCCCTGATTCAGGTTATAAATGACACAATATCTTGACAACACCCATCACTGTCTGTCAGAAAATGTACTGCCAGATATAAGTATCATGTGAAACCCAACTATCCTTCTTAGCCAGTACTTCTCCGACGAAAGTCAGTACTGGCTGTTTTTTTATTATGCTGCCGGTGCATTTATCTCCAGCACCAGACTTTCTATCTCAACGCCATACGCTGCATTTTTTGTAACATCCGTCAGCGTCAGCACATTCAGTCCCAGTGTCAGACTGTCTTTTATAACCTGGAATGCCGGGCCAGCCACTCCATTCAGTTTCGGAGTAACCGTGGCACTGCCGGCGGTGAACACCAGCTCCAGCGTCTGCCAGTCGTTACCGTAATCGCCGAACTCCCCCAGCTTCGTGTTTCCGGCTTTCCTGTGATGCATCAGATTCACTCTGCCGTCAGTGGTCTGAGTGAAGTACGACATCAGGAACGGATTACCGGTACCCGTCATCGCCACACCATCAGGAACGGGAGCATCCGTATACAGATAAATCCCCAGCCCGAACTGATTGTTGGTCAGTGCGCCTGACAGGCGGAACTTACAGGTCAGTCTGCCGCCCTGTGTCAGCAGGGTAATTGCGTCATCCACCGGATGCGTCAGGGACCAGGTTTTATTGCTCTGCTTGGCGATCTTAAATACACCACCCGACAACTGAATTCCGCCATCCTTAATGCTCCAGCCCTGCGCAGCAGCCTCTCCGGCTGCCGGCAGCAGGGAGATTGTGCGAACCGACGTATCTGCAGGCGGACCCGATGGCGTGTTGCCGCCGGGCGAGGGTTTGATTTC